CACGACCCTGCTCCCCAACGCTAAAATCAAATTTGAAACCCTCACCATCCCCTCCACAGAGACCAAGAAGGACGAGTTTGGCAGCATGCCCGACCTCCGTGGTCCAGTTCCGGAGATTGAATCCACCTGTCACGTGTTTGACGCACCTTGCCAAACATGTGAAGATGACGAGGACGACATCACCCTCGCCGAGCTCAAGGAACAGCTCGAGGATGACATGACCCTCGCGGAGCTTCGAGACAGGCTCCTCGAAGAGGAAGAGGAAGAGCCCATCCGTCTCAAAAAGGAAAACTACAAAAACTACGAAAACTACGAGGAAAAAAAAGAAACGTTTGAGTTTGTCGATGAGATGACTTATTACTCCCGCACTTGTGGTGAATTGCGAAACTTTTAGAAATCTGCCTAAGTGAATGTAATAAACACACGAAGTATCAAAAAGTAAACAGCACGTACAAGGTCGTCAATTGGTGATCAAATTGAATAATGTCGAACACTCAAACGGATATCAGCCGCAAGATCATGGAAATCCTGGACGACAACGCTCAACAAGTTCCAGAAGGCTTCTATTTGGAGATGTGTAACCAATTAAAAAAGTTACACCTGGCACGACCACCTCGGCGTGCGGACCTTGAAAGGAGGGAATTGGAGATGAGGAGGGCGAAAGACAGGTTGAACAGACAAGCCGCAGAGTTGAACACCTTGAAGGAGCAACTTAATAAATCCGTCCGAGATTACAACAAATGTGTGGAGAAATTCAAGGAAAAGAAGAGAAAGTTGGAACAGGCTATAGATAGTAATCAGAGGAGGGAGGACTGTTTGAAGACTCGTGAAAAACTTATGACCGATTTCGAGGACAACATGACCCTCGCTGAGCTTCAGAGGACGCTTTGCAACTAAAACCAATTAAAACTCTTTTGTTTCCCCCAGTGGTGTTCCAGTTCTACCATTTGTCCTTCAATTTCTTTGTAGTGTCTATTTTGAAATACAGGATAATCGTTTAATGTTAGTAATCTTCCATCGTCTCGTCTAATACCATCCATCCATGAAGTCAATACATAACTTCCACCCATAATATGAATTGGTTTCATGATTGCATCCATTGGATCACCTACCGGTGGTAGAAAGAACTTTTGTATTTTGTAACCCTCTTTATTCTGTTCACGATCAACCTGAAACACACCTGTCACATGTTTGAGGCACCTTGCCAAGCATGTGAAGATGATGAGGAGGAAGTTTAAATTATACAAAACGCATGAAACCATCTTGGAATTTCATAGTTTTATAACCGGTGTAATATAGATGCATATTCCATATACCGTTTCTTGGTCCGTAAAGTATATTATCTTTTATATTAACTTTAATAAAAGTCTTATCTGATTGGGTTTTACTAAAATCAAAATATCCCGTTGGATTGGGATCTTTTGGATTTAAAGCAAATGTATATGTGTATATGTGATGTTGTTTAGGTAAAGATAATGTATTTTTAGAAGTGGTGTAAAATCTAAAATATTTAGGACCGTTTTCTATAGTTCTAATTACCTGTTGACCATTGATATACATATCTATGTCCAACACGTTGTCATACTCTGAATATATATCATCAACTAACTGTCCTACTGGAATAACAGATGATAAATTAAATCGATTTGTGTAATTAGCATATTGTGAGTACGTAGTTCCATTACTCATTGAAAACGCTGGATCCCCGAACACTGTATCAAGGGGGTTATACACCTTTTCAAAATCACTATTTCGTATAAACCAATGAAAAGTTTTTACGGGTATGTCTGGGACTAAGTTTGCCACAATTTCATACAAACCCACTTTATTCTCATATGATGGATGTATACCAACGAATTCAGTTGTTATCATTTGTGGTTCCTTTATCATAAATAAACGTTCATCATCTGTTATCTTAATTTCATCCGTTATGATATTGAAGTAATCAAGTTTTATATCACTTTCTGTGGGTGTAAAAAATGTCTTTTCATGAAACTCAAATTCGAATTCTATTTTTTGTTTGTGTATTGCACAAAGTGGAAAATAGGGTTTCGCAGAAACATCGGGATCAAATCGTCTAGAGAAGAAGAACCGTAGTGGAAGTGTCATCGGAATGACCCTCTTGTGTACATTTTGAAAGACTGCGTTACTGGACCATATTTTATGTGACCACCCACGATTGAGATTGATTTCTGACATCTTTTCTTCGTCAGCATCCTGGTAGATGTTATGATATATGATGTTCCAATCAGAGTCTATTTTTTCAACAAGAGTTTCATCGACGAACATTGTCACGCTTTTGATGAGGTGATAACCAATCATTGGTGCATATCTATCTAATGGTCCAGGTGGATCATTGGGAAATTGTGGTAAGGGTATAGTTATAGCCATATTCGATAGTAAATCTCCCATGTGTTTAGGATTGTACTCAACTTTGATTTTCTTACCCCATGGCCAATTAGATTCATTTTCGACATTTTGTATAGTCTTGACTCTCTGCTTCGTATAAAATGGACTGTGCTGTTTATACGAACTCTTAAAAAATGAACTATTCAAGTCTTTGGAAAGTAGGTGAGTGTCCTGCTTTCCAATAGCTTTCAATGAAATTTCTGCAATTTCACTCCCCATACTCTATACATATATAATAGCTTTAATACTTTTCATAGATAACCATAATGACTCCTATCTAAAATGTATACACACGACCCGTTACTCGCCGACCATGCACTCATATTTGACGAGGACTGGTTAGCATAATATTGTAATGCTGAATAAGCAACCGTACTTCCATTACCTAACATTTTTTTCGTTCCGAGTTGCGCGAGCGCTGCTTCCTCTTTGGACGAGTAGGTTACCCCGCCGGCTGTGTGTTCGCCGGTTTGGGTGTCGTACGTTGTTGTAGTGTTATTACCACCGTCGACCCAGGTGTTAGTAAAACTCGTTCCACCTATATATTCAAGATCAGGTTGACCATCGGATCCAATGGCCCCATTTGTTCTATGAGTGTTTATGTTATAAGTGCTGCTGCCGCTATACCTGTATATACGCAATCTTGCTTGAATAGTGTAGTTTCTTCGCCAATAGTATGTAGTAGTGTAATAATATATGTATGTATATCCCGTACACGTGCTGGGGGGGTACCCGCACGTATAATAGTACGGGATCTGAACAATTCGTTGGGTGTTCGTCGAATACCATATGTATGGGTCGTATGCCGTGAAATTTGCAGATAGGGAATAAATAAGTTTTTCATTGATGTAACTTCCAGATAAATATGCTATACTAGAATAATTCTGAGAATTTTCTGAGTATCCAATTCTAATTAATGAATTAGTGCTGGTAGGGTCTGAGCGGATGTACAAATTTCCCAAACGAGCTATAAGCCCCTGCGAATAATTACTTTGTTGTTTACTCGTAAATGTAGTATGTGCAATTATCGTACACTGTGATACATCATTAGTAATGGAGTACCCATCACCACCACTTACATCTCCGAAACTTCTTTGAACGAGTAGACCTTCAAAATAGTTCCGTATAACACGAGTCGCGACTTGTTGTGAAGCGGTATTATTACATTTAGGTCTGTAAGAACGTGTAATTTTCATAACATTTCTATCATTAATAGACACGATTGATGTAGAATCTACCCACGTTAGGTTACTATTCCATGGATTCTGGCTATCTACGAGGGGTTCATAAGAACTATACGCCTCTATGGTTTGAGAAGGTGAAAACGATATTGCATTAACTGTAACAGTTCTATTTAGAGTAAGCGAGTTTCCACCCAAAACTTTACTCGTGGCTGTCCAACTGACGGTATAGTTACCCGAAGCACTTGTATTGAGATTACCTGAACTATATACAGGGGTATTTGTAGTATCTGCAACAACCCCCGCATACCCTCCATCTGTATACGTACCACATTGGGTCAATGACTGGTTACCTCCATTTAAAATAAAATTTGCAGTAGCCCCACTGGTGCTATACACTTGTACAGTTCTGGAAACTGTTCCTACATTTAGAGCTCTATCAGTAACTGAATAAGTAATAGTATAAGTACCCGGTGTAGACATATTGACTGTACTATTTGTACTGTATGATAGGCTTTGATCGGGTGCATTAATTGTAATTGGTGGGTTAGGTATCCCCAAAGACCCACCATAATTTTGAACCACTTTAATATAACTAGATCCTTGTAAATTTAGAACGGGTGCAACAGTATCATTTGTAACAATGATGGTTCGTATGTTAGTTCCTATATTTCCAGCCGAATCGGTTGCGGAATAGGTTACTACATATGTACCAGCTTGAGTTGGATTTACTGCGCTCACAACTGTACCATTTCGGCGCACAACCTGTGTCACGGTTTCACCCCCATCTGATGTAGCTCCATACTCTGTATACGTTTCCGAGTAACCATTTGTTGAATTATAAACCAAATCAACTGGATTGTAACTAGGATTGTTTAAGGATATAATCGGAGCACTAGTATCTCTTGTATATATAACCTGTCGTATGACAGTTCCTATGTTACCAGCAATATCTGTTGCACTATACACCACATTGTAAGTTCCCGGTGTTGTTGATTGAATTGCACTACTATCTATACTAACTGTCTCACCACCATCTGACGTAGCACCATATTCTATGTACGGTTGTATATAGGTTGGAGAAACTGAGTCGTTGAATATTAAATTAATGGGATTTGCAGATGGATTGGTAAGTGTTAGGATTGGATCTATGTCATCCTCAGTGACTATAACGGTTCGTGATGCAGTTCCTATATTACCAGCGATATCTGTTGCTGTATAAGTAACTGTATAGGTTCCTTCACTCGTAACATTCACGGCGCTACTATCTATAACAACTGTTTCACCACCATCTGCTGTAGCACCATATTCCACATATGGTTCTGAATATACGGGTGTAACCGTACTATTGTATGTTAATCTCACTGGATTTTCACTCGGATTCGTTAAAGTTATAGTAGGTGCTATAATATCCTGTGTAACTGTGATCGTTCGTATGTTAGTTCCTATATTACCACTGGTATCTGTGGCGGTATATGTAACTGTATAAATACCCTCAAAAGTCGTGTTTATACTATTGACATTTACAATCGCTCCTCCACCTATAGGGCTTCGAGTAATAGTTGTGACTATAGTTTCACCTCCATAAGATGTAGCTCCATATTCCGTATATGATTGAGAATATCCAGTCAAGTTATTGTAAATCAAATTTACATTATTATAGTTGGGAGTATTTAGCGTTACAAGGGGTGACGTGGTGTCTAGAGTAACTATGACACTTCTTGTAGTAGTTCCTATATTACCAGTGATATCCGTTGCTGTATATGTAACTATATATGTACCAGCTGTAGTTGTATTTACCTCACTACTATCTATGACAACTGTTTCACCACCATCTGATGTGGCACCATATTCTATATAAGACTGAGAATATACGGGTGTAACTGTATCGTTATATATTAGATTGATTGGATTTTGGTTGGGGTTGGTAAGAGATATTAATGGAGCAAGTGTATCTTTCGTGACGTTGACAATCCGTGTATTAGTCCCAATATTTCCACTAGCATCCGTAGCTGTGTATGTAACTGTGTACACACCTTCTACGGTTGGATTTACTGTAGCGACTGGTACCGTCGTACCCCCACCAATTGGGGTTCTTGTGAAGGTAGTAACAATAGTTTCGCCAGTGTCTGCTGCAGCCCCATATTCCACATATGGTTGAAAATATACTGGTGAAACTGTATCATTAAATATTAAATTGACTGGATTCGCGCTCGGAAAGTTTAAGGATATGACGGGAGCTATCGTATCAACAACATTCACTGTTCGGGTAAATCCTATATAATTTTTATTTCCATGTTCATTAACCACCGAATATTCGAATGAATACGACCCAATTACATTGATATTTAGGTTATTACTACTATCAAATGTTAAATCGGGTGAAAGAGAAATACCTGGATCAAAGTATGGTTGATATCGTTCATGTGTTATAAATTGATTACCATCAAATACTTCATCAACAAATGGCCTTGGAAAATCTCGTAGATTTCCCACATTTTCACTTTGTCCATTAGCAATCAACGGATAAAGTATTCTAGTTGTTCCATTTTCTATTTTCATAATGTTATAACTTTTAGCATAAACAGATAGATCATGTTGATGCGTCCAACCCGTTTTAAATCCTTCTAGGGTTAAGATTTGATTTTTGATTGTTGAGAAATTTAATTGACCAGAAGGTTTCCACGATTCTGGGTGGGTGGCGAAACTCCATAAATATATACGCCTATTGAGTGCAGTATGTGTATGATACTTTGAGGATGGAATAGCCCTTAGAAAATGTGATGGAAATTCACCTATACCGTTTATGGGTATAACTTCATCATCATCTAACGTTAATGATATATTTCTGATAGACTCCATAACTGGTTGTGGATATTTACTTGATGTAAATACGTTATTCGTTTCTCTATTACCATAATTTCTCACAAAGCCATCAAAATCTATAACACCTTGAAAAAAACATAGTTCAGATGTATTCGTGTTAGAGTCTTTCAGTATTTCGAGAGAGCGTTTATTATTTTTCTGTACGATAAAAAACAGTTCTTTGACTGGGTTACAGAAGTTTAGTTTGAATTGGTTATTTTGCGATTCTTGTACAAAATCATTATCATAATTAATTCCTTGATACTCCCTCCAGTTAAATTTATTGACTTGTAACTGTGTTATAATTTGTGTGATGGGGGTATTTTTTAATCTATCTCGTTCAAGTTTGTCGAGGTGTATTAACTCTAACTTTAGTTTACATGTGTCAATCTCAATATCTATGTCTTTATAATTTTTGGGAGTAACCGTATCTTTAGAAAACAGTTGAACATTACCACATTTTTCATCAACTTGCACGTTTGGTAATACGTTTAATGGATCGAATGATGTATCCTTAAAAGGTAATTCGGATGAGGGTTCCCAATCTGAGTTACTTGCCGACACGGCTATGTCATTACCATCGATAGTCGTGGCTATATTATCGGAACCAAAGGAAGCGTCCGCGTCTTCGTCGACTTTTTGTGATATGATTGACTTAAATTCAAAATCACCCGAATCGTTGAGTTGATAAATTGACACCCACCCACCATTTGTATCTGTTGGAGATTTATTTGGACCCAAAGTTGTATTGGAATCTGCACCCACGATTAAAGTTTTATCATCGTCACTGAGATCAAGGGTTTTACCGAACTCCCATCTTTTTTGTATAGGATCATTCCAAGAAGTGTACAATGGGTGTTTCATTTTCCTAGCACGTTCTGTTCTATCGGCTAAACTCGGTAATTCTGGGTATATAGTTTGATGTAATTGATATCTTCCACCAGGTGCAACTATGTTGATACTATTACCCATACCGGGATGAATTTCGCAGTAATAATGAAGTACAGTACCAGCTTGACCAATGGGTACTGTGAATACTGTCCTAAAAGTACCTTCTGGTGCACCACTATACGGATACACTACATTGGAAACTGAACCATTAAATATATATTCGGATCCACCCCCATGTGTACCGTCACTCGTTTCCGAGAATTTAAAAGGGTGTGCGGGAACTGATCCACCCGATGTAGGGTTATTGAATGTATATGTTACACCTTCAATTAGTTCAATGATAGGTTTTTCAACCCCATTTATGTAAAATTTACCCCCTGAAGCTGTTATGTTATACACATCTACGATTGACGATGTAGCAGTTTTTTTGTAGACATGGATACGCCCAACATTCCAGTCTACGTTATCAGTTTTACTGAAAGTTAATCTCTCTGTCGGAACCCAATTGGGTTCGGATACAATCAACATTTGACTGGTTCTAGCTATGGCTATTTTCTGTCCAAAACTGAAGTTGTATGTGGGAGTATCTGGGGGGCTCAGTGCCTGTACAAGTGAAAATGTTTTATCCCACTCATGTTTATATTCTAGATAGGATACCCATTCATGAAAATTCCATTCATATATTAGCACAGCACCGGGTAAAGTTTTAGACTCTGTATCGCGAATATAACTATACGCGACTGTAATATTTCTTACGTGTCCCCAAAAGAGAGCGAATCTCCCATTATCTTGCTCTGCTGTACGCCCTTGTAAAAAATTGGAGCCATATTGTTCTGTTTCCCAGTAATCACTCATTTGTACGTCAGACATCCGTCTGGAAAATGGTGCACTACTATCTATGCGATCGGTTAAGTCAATTCGTGTATTTGGCCAGGCAAGGCGGAATGTACCCGATGGAGCTCCAAAGTAATCGGATCTAGTTCCAGAACTAATTGGGTTTACACCTCCTACGTATGGAGATCCGATTGTATAACCCGGAACCGATGGTTCGTCTATAAGTTGTCCATTCATATTGCGGGGTAACCATGTGAACATCCGTAAATCAGTAGGCCAATTGGGATAACCCAAAGTTGCTACAATTGCCTTACCCGCTGATGTTATTCGTGTAACTTTACCAAATCCCCTTAATAAAGGTGTTAATAGATTGGCTGACATGTTAGAAGGACCACCTGGTTGAAAGTAAGGTGGTGAAAGAAACACATCATTCATAGAACTCAAAAATTTAGGCTGATACGGATTCCCAGCACCCCATGGATTATCGAGATCTCTCGCAAAAGCGTGCATAGGCCAATGTAGTTCAAGCATACCTTCAGCTATGACATCACTGGGAAGAACTTTCCCAGATTCGATGTTTTCAATTTCAATTAATCGGTTCTTAATTTCACTCGAACTTACATAATCTATCCATGTATCAGGACTCCACACGTCGTTATATCCTTCTCCGACTGTAAAATGTCTAAATACACGAATGCATCCCCCACCTAGTGGAAGGTTACTTTCAATAGGATTATCTTGGTTTACGTAACTTGGGAATTCAGCAGCTTGGACTATCCGTGAATAAGGTATAGTGTACGGATCAAAATTTGTGTTATCTTGGGGAGCACCACCTTTTATGGCGAATACTTCTCCAAGTTCCAGACAACCGGCTATTATTCCATGATTCTTCCAATTAATTAGTACAGCTTTTTCATTTCCCTTACCTATATCCGTAAATGGAGTCCCGTTTCCATAAGCATCTTCCACTTGATAGTTGAAAACATCTCTCAGTATGTTTGGACCCGTTTTTTCCATTGAAAATGATGCGTACGTAGTTATTTGTGGATAAATTGTATCCATTACTTCTAGTAACTGTATGCTCATATACGGATTTATTAACGCGGCATTTTTAGAAAATTCCTTGTCACCTATCTTAACGCGCATAGCTATAGAACCATTTGGTAATCCTGGAAATGAATGGAAGAACGTTTTAGTCATGTCTGTGCAGGTATAGTGTTCTGGAATACTACCCCTAATTTGACCGTACCATGGTGATACATCGTAAGTATCAGCCCCACTTGTCTGTAAAAAAGAGAAAATTGACCATGAAGGTTTTTCATACGTATCTGAGTATGGATAGAAATCGCGGGTTGTATACTTTTTTGCATATCTATGGATACTCACACCATTTTCTCCTAATTTAGCATTTTTCATACTCGCGCCCGGATTGTCATACCACGGAACTTTATTATACTTGAAATAAGAATAATTTGTTCTATTCCAACCCTTAATCAGTTCCAGAAATATCACACTTTTATCAGGAATCCAACTCCCGTCATAATAGGTAGGAAATGGGAAGTTGACCGACTCTTCTCTGTAAATATCCGAAGTTTTGGAAAATAATACATCTTTAAGATCTCTGAACTTTATTTCAACCTCAACTTCTTGTTTCGTAATTGCACACAACGGTAGAGATAATTCGGTCGAATTATAGAAGTGAAATGGGAGATCGACTTGAAAATCAAACTTCTTTTGTGTATGCTTCGCAGAAAATGTCTTTCTACAACCGTACCAACTAGAGAATGTAGATGGTGGCACTATCCCTGTAAGATTTTCAATACCCCCCTGTTGTCTAGAATTATTGAAATAAGTTTTATGTATGGTGATGTAACTGGAATCTAATCTTTCAATGACAGTACCTCCTATGATCAGGTCCGCGTATTCGATTACAGCTACACCAGCTCCATCCTGATAATACAAATTCCATTCATCTGGGATATCACTGGCTTTAATGACTAAGGTTACGGATTTAAGTAGATCACCTATATTTTGTGGTATAGTGAATTTAACCGTTTTACCAAAACCGATAGTTTCTCTTTTGGGATTAAGATCTGTATAGTTAATCGAGAAATTTGGGCGTTTGGTAACCTGTTTATGGAATAACGTTCCTTCAGGATTTAGCGTTAGATATTTATCATTTTCACCGTATGTTACAACATCTAGCCTACCCGCCATTAATATATTAGAACATTAATATTTTAAGCCACATAACCCATCATTGAACACAAGCACGTTGTAGTTTACTGCGTACATACTTAGAGTAGACCCGTAGAGGTTATTCCATATCGAATATATAGAATCGGGGTCCGGGGTTTTAAACTTAAATGTGAATTTCTGATGTGATATACGACTCATATTTAAATGTCCAGTTGGTTCATGTGTATTGGGATCTATACACAGTGGATAAACGTAGAATAGACCATTTTTAACTTTGAAGGTCTTGAACCATCCCAATGTAGTCTTATCTGAACCATCTGGTCCGGGTAAATTGCGAACTGCCTCAAATGACAAAATGTCATTGAGTGGAATGAACGTCTGATTATAATAATTGGAGGACCTGTGCCATATCAAATTTTCCTCTACTATATCACTTGGTGACCTGTATTTATTTAAGAATTGATGTGACGATAAGTCATTGTGGTTGCCAGTAAACAGTTCTACATTATTGATTTTCATATTCGCATAATCAAGTTCTTCATATATATTGGATCTATTGGTTAGTTTTTTCCATGCATCGTGTTGAAGAAAGAACATAAACTCTCGCACAGGGTTTTTAAAGTTACACATAAAAGAGTGTTCTTTGTCAATGTCTGTGGATTTTATGATTTTCCTCGCTAGTTGGGTTTGTGTTATAATATATTCAATTGGCCTTGATTTAAAAAATGCCTTTTCTTCTTCCATTAGATGGTGATAATCTACATTTAACGAAATCCTTTTGATTTTAAGGTTTTCGGAATAGTCTACAGGCATATAGGCAGTTTGAAATTCATTGGGTTCTCTCATTTTCACACGCACTTCTAAACTATGTTTATACATTGCACACACTGGTATTGCGAGATGTGGGTGTTTGTAGAAATAGAACGGTATATTCAAGTACAGGGGTATAGTAGGTGAGAAATGCGAATTTACGTTATATGAGTCTCTATATAGGATGTTTAAATCATCCGTCTCGACCGATCTCATTTTGAGATACATTGATATATAGTCGGTTGTCAATCTATCTATATGCTGACCCCCACTATAGAGGTCTATGTAATCGATATTTGCTCTTATAAACGAATCATGTACATTTGATGTTATTTCGATATCCACAAATATTTTCAACGTCATATTTGATATCATATCACCGGCTGATGTTGACACTTGACATGAAAGTTCTTGGCCTCGCACAGGATTTCCATTAAATGGTATTTCTAGGGTTTGTGTAGTAAATTTCGTATATCTAGAAAATCGTGTCAAAAAATACGATATTTGTGGATGACCCGTTAAAAGGACATCTTGTATACCAGTTATGACGATGTCAGACCTTCCGGCCATTCCTATAAAGTATAAACTTTAATTTTTTAACCAAGTAGGTCAATTTCCTTCTCGTATGTGTGTGAGAGTAAAACCGATTTTAGATCTCTTGAAAATGTCCGATATTTCTTTGGTAATTCACCCCAAAGGCGCCATAACCAATGTGTACAATGCCGGTTTGACAATCACTCTTATTGTAAGAGGTTTTGTACATTCTGACATAACAGAAGAAATTTTTAAGTGACTTAGACAGAAAGATTTACGCCTGTATAAGTATGGATGAACTATTAAATGTTATGCAACTAATTGATAAAAATGCGGATAAGTTACCAGAAGGTGACTATTTGGAGATATGTAACCGTTTAAAAAAGGCATATAACAAGCGCGCCGATCCCGAATTCTTTTTTGATTATGAAACGTTTGACATACCACTGTTAGGTCCTACACAAGAAGTTCATGATTACTTCCGAAATTACTATATGGATCAAGCAATTAGTTTGGAATCTGATTATTTGAATGGTCAGATTGAATATTTGAGAAAAGAATTGGAGAGTACTCATACTCTAAAAAGAAGAACCAAATTCATTCAAGAAATCTGTGTTAGACATTATTGCTTATCCAACAATTTGGATCCCGAAGACTATATAAATTACATTATACGTAGTGAAGAGGTGGAGGATCGTGAAAGTACATGGGAAGATACACTCAAACGCTTACATCTAACGAAACATGATGTTATGAATATGGCTAAGAATTACATGTATATTGAGAATACATTTAGGGAAAAGTATCGTGAAGCCATTGAGAGGAAACTGGAAAAACTGGAGGAGGCTGAAGATAAACTAGATGAGATTTGAAGTTAAAGTTTTAAAAGATTACAATTACAACGGTACTAATGTTTGCTATAAACCCAGTGGCTTCATATAAACCATCAATTAAGCATTCCAAGCGTTCAAATCATTTCAATAAGCGTTTTAAGATTTATTCTACCGCCTACAACAATGTTGACCCTTATCGTGAGACTTCCCTTCGTTATATGGGATACGCGAATGAACTTGGTGAAGCATTTACATCTTACCTCCCCGATTGGGGTCTTCCCGCATCCTATTGCGTTGCCGCAGCCTATGTCATGTTTGACACGATTGATAAGGGGCAAAAGGCGTACGACGCGGCGGAAGATGGAGATAAGATCCAAGATACTATTAGAATCTCTGCGGAAACCCTAACATGGCAAATGTTGGCATCTGTTTTCTGGCCAGGATCAATTATTCGTGTAATAGTGAATGCATCAGCGAATGTAATTTCCAATAATCATCTAGATAACAATCATATCGTTCATTTTTTTCCCACTCTAGTGGGACTCTCAGCTATCCCCCTCATCGTAAAGCCTATTGATTCAACTGTTGACGCTCTAATGGAGGCGTCTATATCCAAATTTATACACGGAAATATTAAAACACCAGAAGAAGCTGGAGCAGTTATGATGACAGCTATGGGATCCATTTCGGTTCCACCTGTTATGTATCTATTTGCCGCTTTTATTAAGAAACTTAAAACCTAAGTTAGAAACTAGAATAAGAAAACTCAAGTTTACTACAAAATGGAGAATCTTACGAGTTTGATGCGATCGTTGGATGACATTTCCAGTTTGATACCAGAGGGTACCTATCTGGAAATGGCCAATAACCTCAAGAAAGTTCATGAAAGTATCCCTAAAGACACTGATCCTCCGATGCTAGATCTAAGATCTCTCCCGATTAATGTCCCTTTTCAGGTTGTTCAACCGGGTATGGCTGTTCACCGTTTACAAAACGATGAAGATAGTGATGACGATGAAGATGAAGTGGTTCAACGTGTTCCAACTACCGTGATTATTGAGACTGACATGAGATCTGAGATTCGTACTGAATTTCACCAGAACAACATCATTATTGAGCGTTTGAAGGCTGATATTAAGATTGCTGAGAGAAGTTTGAGACTTCTAAAGCCTATAATAAACCTTACACCAAAAATCAGAGAAGCTGCGATAATGGATTTCTGTGATGGTGATCCAGACTGTGTTGGTGGGGGTGAGTGGACATTTGATAATCTTAACACTGCAACACTTTGGAGTTCGGAAGAAGAAAAACGGGAATGTACCAGTAAGATGTATGAACGGACACTTTACAATAACTACAAGATTAAGGAGAACCGTCGCATCAGTAGGTTGACTATTGAGGCGAGGGAGTTGAAGAGAAATTTGGAGATTGAGCTGGAGGATTACAAGGATCGGCAGGCGTACTTAACCAGAACCTATTTATAACTTGTAGGTTTGTTCACACCACCATTTATTCCCTCCAGTGTACTCAAATCCAACATGTATGAGTACACCAGTGATGAATAATCTCCAAAATACATCTAGCCCCTTGATATTTTGTAATCCATAAAAGATTGTTACGGTCATCATTCCTATTATAATAGATTCAAGAGCGACATTACAGACTGGACGGTTCATTTGATATATTCCACGAAAAAAAATATTGACCTCTAGTATAACCATGATGACAAAACAAACCCAGCAGATGATTATGTTCATCGCTCTCGGCGCCGCTTTAGCCACCCTTGTCTTATACTTCTCAGGCCAGCTTAAGTTCGTTGAGATGCTTAAGGGTGAGAAGGATGATTCCGATTCTGAGGCTGAGGAGGGTATGGACGGCGAGCCCCTCCCTATGGGTGATTCCGACTCCGATTCTGAGTCCGATGAGGAGGCGTAAATTCGTTAATATAACACATACATAACCCACTTTTATCAAACCCCCCTTTGATAAAAATGTACACCTAATATAAATGCAGCCTTATGCTACAGCATCCGAACCAGGCCCCCTTAATGGTAACCGACCAGTAGTTAACGGAAATAACTCATTTTTTACCGAGTATCGCAAACCGATCTTATTCAGTATCGCTTTTGTTGTTGTCGCTCTATTTATTGCAATCTCCGTCAGGGGTAAATACAGTTGGTATGATACGGGTAAGGTTGAGGTTGGTAAGAAATCCAAGAAAGACGAGAAGAAGACTCGTTCCATTTGGGTGAAAGCTGCTTCCACCCTTGAGAAGAAGGACAAGAAGGGTAAAGTAAAGCCAGTCGGTAAGTGCCCAGTTGGTTGTGTACCAGCCGGTATGGAGAAGAAGGAGTCTAACCTCAGTAAAACCTCTTTTGATCCAGCCCTTACCGATAAAAAACCAAAGGTTGTGGGAACCCCCCAATAAAATCTAGGCATACTATATAATATGGAGCCATACGCTACAGCTGCGCAACCAGGTCCCCTTAACGGAAACCGCCCAGCAGTGGGTGGGGGTGGGGTTACTGACTTTTTTTACCGTTACCGCTCAGAGATTTTATGGGGCTCAGCCATTCTCATTTACACAGCCATTATTTGGAATGTTAGTTCTTCGATGAAGAAGTGCCCCAAAAAGAAGTAAGTACCTAAGTGAGTTAGATCTTACTCATTTTTATAACAAAACAATCAACCAACACATATGTCTGAAATTACCATCCCCGACAACACTCTTACCGAGATTTTGAGCACTCTTCAGTGTCTCCGTAAAGAGATTGCCTCCCTCAAGGGAGAAGAGAAAACCAAGGTTATCTGTGAAGGTGTAACTGGCAATGGTATTCCGTGTCGTAACAAGGCCTGTCCAGGAACCAAGTTCTGTAAGATGCATGCTGAGAGCAAGCAAACAATTGAAAAAAAAGAAAAAAAGAAGCGAGAGAAGAAGGAAGCTAAGCCTAAAAAGATTCAACCCGAACATAATCACGCAATTGGTGAAGTTCCAACTGAACCCTGTCAACTCTGTATGACGCACGGTGATGTACTTGATCAAAATCTCCCAAACAATGAGTTTGAGGGTGAGGACATCACTGAACGTTTGCGTGCCATTTTGGCTGAAGAGGAGGAATTAGAATTGGCGGTAGAGGGTGTAAACTGAGAAACCGAAAACAGCACCCACAACATATTGCAGTGAATTGCCAATTCCTAACCACTCATTAACAGTCTCTTTTTCTTTCTCATCATTTAAACTTTCCCTGAATACAGTGACCTGACGAATAAGATTTTGTAAAATGGAAAAAGCTAAGAAGAGAGTGGCCATACTGAGAAGTATAAACGCGGTATTGTAAATAAAATCACCCTTTCCACGATAGAATCTAGATACCCCAAGCAAAGCTAACGAAATAGATGTGTATAACCCCACGTTACGCAGAGATGTGTGGTAAAACATAAGTGTGTCTTTAAATGTGAGTTCCATATATTATCAGGTGAGATTTAATTTATTGATTTATAATATATGAATCTCAACAAAACTGCGAAGCAGAATCTGATGTACATCGGTATCATCATCCTCATCCTTATGATCCTACCCAAAATTTCTCAGCTTTTTGAGGGTTATGAGAAGGGGTCCAAGAAGAAGGTACGCGACGAGCGCCAAGATGTGGGTGTCATGGTTGACAAGGAACTTATTGGTCCCTCACCTGTGAATAAACGCCAGTAAACTAATTTCTATGTATATAATAAATGACTCTTAACAACGTTGCTCAAACGAACATCAAGTACATTGTGATTGTCGCTGTTATAATTATGATGTTACCCCTTGTTTACAGACTTTTTGAGGCTTACGAGGATGGTAAGAAACCAAAAAGTAAGAAAGCTCAATTAAAGAAGGAGATAAAGGAAGCTAAGGCGGAGGCGGCTGGAGCCAGGGCTGCACTCGCTCTTTTGGGTATAAGTCCATCTGAGGCAGTCAGGGGGAAGTAGATTATTGTGAGGAGTCCCTGAGCGTAGCACGCCCATCTAGGTATTCATGGAGTTGGTGGGAACAGAGAATAGATTACAAATATTTTTTTGAGAAAATGTTTTATAAAAGATTTATATATTTTTCAGAAC